GTCTAGGGCTCGTTGAGCCTTCGTCCACGACTCCGCTTCTGCTCGGCTGTTGCGAGCTTGGCGCAGTCGATACCCTTCAAAGTTTCTCGACCAAGAGCGCAGCAGTGACGGCGCTTGGCCAGGGTCCGTTAACTGAAGCGGTATGCCGCTCGCTCGACATCGCTGGCAGCCCGGTCCTTGCGATGGCTCTGACGGTTAACGCCGCTGGCGCCGCTGGAGCGGTAACGCCCGTCCGCGTTGGCGCATCAACTGGCACCATCACGGTCGCGGGCGCTTCCAACGATTCCTATGAGGTGCAAGTCCTCGTCGTGGAAACGTCTGACGGCATCACGATGGGGACCGGCGTCTTTCGCTATAGTCTTGACGACGGCCGCACCTTCAGCGAGCCCATCAACGTCCCTGCCGGCATGACCTACACCGTGCCGAGCACCGGGCTGACGCTGACCTTTGTCGTTGGCGGCGGGCCGATTGCTTTCGAGCTTGGCGACGTTCACAGCTTCGACTGCACTGCGCCCTATTATAACGCCGCTGGCTTGGCGACTGCGGTCACCGCGTTGCTGGCCGATTCCACGGAATGGGCTTTCCTGATTCTCACCGGCACGCCGGCGACTGCGGCAGATGGCGTGACGTTGTTTGGCGCGCTTCAGACTCACATGGCGGCCTTTGAAAGCCAGTTTCGCTTCACCCGCGCCATCATGGACGCTGGCGACGACACGACGGCCAACGTTATCACCGCCTTCGGAGCCGTGAGCGATAACCGGATTTGCGTCTGCTACGGTTCTTGTGATGTCGCATCTAGCAAGGCCTTCTCCGGCTGGGGAGCACCTAGCCGCTCAATTGTGGACGTGGTTGGCTCGCGCGCCGCTGCATCTCTTATCAGCACCGACCTCGCCCGCGTGGCATCGGGAGCGCTCGCTGGAGTGCTCTCAATCTCGCACGATGAATTTCTGAATGAGGTGCTAGACGTCCACCGAATCACGACCACCCGTAGTTGGCTGGGGCGTCCCGGCTTCTACATTACCAACGCCAGGCTGAAGAGTGACCCCGGCTCGGACTTCATTTATTGGCAGTATGGGCGCGTCATGGACGTGGCTTGCAAGACGACCTACCTCGTTCAGCAAAACTTCATCTCGATGGGCCTGCGGACGACGCCGACCGGCACCATCAACGAGCTGGACGCGGCAAGGCTGGAGACAAGAGGGCGCGATGCCTTGGCGGCCCAGCTCACCGCACCGAGCAACGCGGAAGGGACGCGCGGCCATGTCTCTGACTTCAGTTACCAAATAGACCGCACCAATAACATCCAAGTCTCGCAAACGGTCAACAGCGACGTTGCTGTCCGCCCGCTTGGCTACAGCAAATATATCACCACGCAAATCGGCTTCTCTGTGACCGTCTAAGGATTCATAATGGCTACCTACCCACTCATAAACGGCAACAAATACGATTACAGCTCCATCGAGATCGATGTTGGTGACATCGGCATTTTCACCGGCGTGAAGGAAATCAGCTTCACCCATAGCCTTGAACCTGGCGAGGTGCGCGGTACTCGCGCCGAGCTTCTTGGCCGCACCCGCGGCGAGTATACCGCCGAGGGCTCCATGGTGGTCTATTCCGAGGAGTATGCGGAAATCATCAAGGCGCTCGGTGACGGCTTCATGGAGCAGAGCTTCAGCGTGACCATCACCTACTCTGACACAAACGCTCCCGTCCAAGTTAACCGGCTCATCGGCTGCCGTATAACCAACATGGAGGGCGGCGGCAGCCAAGGAACGGACCCGCTTGAGGTGAGCCTTGACCTGAGCATCTTCAGGGTAGAGACTGACGGCCTAAACGCCGTCAGCGGCATTCTCACATAAGGGGTAGACTATGGGATCAGCATTGAAGGAAGTTAAAACAGAAGAGGCTGAGCTTGACGAGCTGGCGAAGGAGCACGGAGAAATTCATGTGTTCGCCACCCGGCACGGCAAAGTGGCCTTCAAGTCTCCTAGCTTCGCTGACTATCAGCGCTTCACCGATAAGATAACGGATGGTAAGGGTAGCAAGTTCGCTTCAATGCGGGAGCTTGCTATCGCTTGCCGCGTCTACCCATCGCGCGAGGACTTGCTTGTCGTCTTTGAAAAGATGCCCGGCATGGTGTTGCAAGCGGCCACAGCTATCCAAGAGCTGGCAGGGACCGAGGTGGAGGTCGAGGTGAAAAAAGGGTAGCCGGCTTCGAGCGGGCTAAGAAGAACCTTTATTACGCCGCCCGCGCGTTGCTGGCTTTCCAATACTGCGACCGAAACGATTCGGACGAGCCGACCAGCTTGGCCGTCGAAGGCGCGCTTCTCCACGCTGAATTTCACGACATCGCACGAGCATTCTCAAGAGCATATTTGAAAACGAAGAACCATGGCCGGCGTCGAACTAACCGTTAAATTGACCGAGAAGGTCAGTGGTCCAGCCAAGAAAGCTTCCGCGGCCGTCGAGAAGATTGGCCGCGCCGCCCAAACATCGAAGAAGGACTTTGATGCCTTGGCTCGCGCCATGCGGAAGATTAGCAAGGCCGCCGACAAGGCAAAGCAGGCGACCAAGGCTAGCGAGTCCTCTGCGGCTAGGTTCAACAAGTCGAGAACAAAACACGCCAACAGCCGCGCCAAGGAGATGATGAAGAACATTGGCTATCAACGCGCCTCGGCGGGCGCGACTGGTGGCATGGGCTCGGCATTGGGTAGCATGGCGCTGAAGGCTGGGGCCGCAGCGGCAGCGATTGCCCTAATCGTGTCCGCTATAAAGGCTGCGGCTGCGGCCATGGTCAAGTTTGTTGGGGCAACGATTAAGATGGCGGCATGGGTTGAGAAGACCCGCATGGGATTCAGTTTCGTTGCCGGTGGAGTCAAGAAAGGAAATGCGGCGATGGCGAGGGCTATCAAGCTCTCGAAGACCTATGGGCTGGACGTTATGGAAACAACGGACCAGTTCAAGAAGCTTCTCGCGATGCAGTTTAGCCTGAGCGAAGCGACCGATGTCGTGAAGATGGCCGCCGACATGAAGGCGCTCGGAATGGGAGCGGAGGCCACCCAGGGCATCATCACGGCGATGACTCAAATTAAGAGCAAGGGCAAGCTTGCGGGCGAGGAGATGATGCAGCTAGCCGAACGCGGGATAAGCATGAAGCTGGTCTATGATGCTCTCGGCAAGCAACTCAATAAGACGCCGAAGCAAATTATGAAGATGATGCAGGCCGGCAAGATTACCTCCGCCATGGGGTTAAAGGCCATCAAGGCCGCAGTCATGCAGAAGCTCCACATCGACAATCTTGGCGACGCTGGAATCAAGGCGACCAAAACACTGTCCGGCATGTGGGGCAAGATGAAGGCCGCTGGACAAGGCGCCTTCATCGAGTTCGCTCAAAAGGTGCTCCCGTCAATCCGCAAGGCATTCGGCCCAATCGTTGAGGAGATTATGGCGTGGAGCAAGAGCGAAGGCGCCAAGAATCTGATGGCCGATATGGTTGAAGGCTTCGGAATGCTCGCCCGGTCTGCGGCGCAAGCCTGGCCCGCCATCAAGCTGATAGCCAAGGCCACGGCCGGCCTCGTTGGCTTAATGGCAAGCGCGGCGCAAGCGACCGAAGCAACAACCGACAAGCTTGCCGACATGGGAATAACGGCGGGACCAGTTAGCGCGATGATAACGATGTTTAAGGTTTTGGGCGTGGTGGTTTTGGCGGCAGGTGCAGCCATAGCCGTGGCGCTAGCCATAGCCGCAGCGCCGGTGATCATCTTGTGGAATGCCTTCGGTATGTTATGGGATGCGATTGTCTTCGGAATAGAGAGCACAGTTGGCCCACTGATGGCGCTCGGCTCAATTATTGGCAGCGCCTTTTCGGCTGCCTGGAATGCCATCAAAGAATTTGCGGCGGGCTTCATGGGTCTCGGCGGCGACATGATGGCAGGGCTCGTAGAGGGCATCAAAGCCGCCGCCGGCGCAGTGGTGAGCGCAATCACTGGCGTAGTGAGCAGCGGAATCGACGCCGCAAAAGGCGCGCTCGGCATCTCGTCACCGTCCAAGGTGTTCGAGAATATGGGAGCCATGTCAGCGCTCGGCTATGAGGAGGGCTTTGCCGATGTTGGTGCAAGCATTCCAGCGATGAGCGCCAGCGCGGTGACGCCATCACTCGGAGGCGGCGGCGCCAACGTCACACAAAACAACTCGAACACTTTCAACGTCACCGAAGCCCAGAGCGCGGAGGACACGGCGCGAATGGTCAAGCGAATGCAGCTAATGGAGATGGCGTCAGCCTTCGAGCAAATGGCCGTGGAGATTGGTGGATGACCGAGCCCGTCTACACTCCGTTTTGGAATGACAGCGGGCAAGGTCAGGACCAATGGGACCGCCTACTGATGGCGGGCAATATCTGGCCAGGGCTTGCGGAGATTTCAGGGTCTGGCGTCAAGCGTCGGATTGACGTTAAGAAGACGAAAGGCAAGGACGGCGGCACGTTGAAAGACAACGGCATGGACCCGGCGAAGATTAGCATAAGCCTTCGTCTTTGGACCGCCGAGCACTGGAAGAAATTCAACGAACTGCTCCCGCTGATTCATCCGAAGCGAAAAGGTGGAGTGAGGACACCGACCGAGATTGTTCACCCACAGTGTAACGCGCTGGGAATCAGCGCCATCTATATAAGCCAGATTGGCTTTCCAGAGCTTGACCGCTCCAGCGGAGTCATGACCATTAGCATGAGCGCAATTGAGTGGATACCAAAGCCGGCGCCAATCAAGCGCGGGGCCGGCACGTTTGGTGGCGAAGCTCTTGGCCCAGAGCAAGAGCAGGGCGGCGGCTTCGAGGATGAGGCTCCCAAGGATTTCCTAGATTCGGCGCTCGACATCGGCAAGGAAGCTCTGACGGACCCCGGCAAGGCGGCCAACTTAATCGCCAACATCTTATGGGGCTAGCTGATGACCTATGAGCTTGAAGGCTTCGCGGTTATCAGCGGCACGCTATACGAGCCCTCCGTGGGCGTCTGGCACGCCGAGCTGGAGGCTGACTCAGCGGAGGACATAGCCGGCCCGGTGACGCTTTCGCTCGATGGCGTCACCTTCTCTGGCGTCGTCCAGCGCGGCGGGCTCGATGGCGGCAGATGGTTGGGCCGCATTACGGGAGGAGCGGGAAAGTTGGCCACAGTGCTAGCCGCGAAAAGCTACATCTCTTGTCCGCTAGCTTTGCCGCTAAGCGACGTTTTGAGCGGAGCGGGCGCTAGTGCGGATTCAGGCTCGCGCGACCTCACAGGGGCCGTGGTGCCCGCGTGGGTACGCTCCCGCGGCGCAGCTAGCCACGCGCTCAGCCAGATTGCAGACTACACCGGAGACATCTGGCGAGTGACGAGGGCGGGTGAAGTCTTCTTTGGTGCTCAGGAATTTCCAGCCGTGGAAGTGACTTATACGCTCGTCGAAAATGACGCGGCAAATGGGGCGCTGACGATTGCGCCAGATACCTCGGCGCTAGTCGCGCCGGCCACCGCGCTCGATGGCTTCTCCGTGAGCTACGTCACCACGTCCATCTCCTCTGGCTCCGTGCGCCAACATATCTATTATCTATGAACCTTGACCGCATAAAGGCCGGCTTGGCCGCATTCATAGACGCTTATCTTGGCAGGCGGCTGACCTATTTCGGTCTGTACCCCTCGACCGTTGTTGACCAAGGGGCGGACGGACGCGTTGAAGTCTTGCCCGACGATGAGGCGGTGAGGGGCACGGGCATCGGGCTCGTTGAATTGCGCAACGGAGCGCCGGGCTACAGATACGAAATCCCAGTTGGCGCGCGATGTCTTGTTGGCTTTGAGGCTGGCGACCCGTCCCGCCCCTATCTCGCGAGCTGGGAGCCTGAAGGCGGCGCGGACCTTCTCACCTTCGACAATGGAAGCCAGAGCATCGCGCGGGTGGATGATTCGACGATAGGCGGCTATCTGGTCCAAGACCCCGGGACGTTCGTGGTTTACTATGCGCCGGACGTCTTTGGAGTGCCGGGCGTATATTCGCCCCTTCCAGCTCCACCCGTCCCACCAAACCCTCCGCCGCCCGGGTTCGCTGGACTGCCAATCGCCGGCGTCATCACAACTGGAAACGATAAGCTAAAAGCATGAGCAATCTCGGAACAGACTTTGCCTGCGTTGATGATATTAACGCCAACTTATCGCAGGCGACTAGCGGCAACCGATGCCTAGCGGAGAACATCGCGCGCCGAATCTCGACGGCTCGCGGCACGCTGTTCTATGATACGGACTACGGGACCGACATCCGAAGCCGGCTTAATGGAATCGAGGCGCGAGAAATCACCGCGCTAGCTATTGAAAACGAAGCGCTGAAGGATGAGCGAGTCAACGACGTGAAGGTAGCGCTTGACTTTGGCGAGCTTGGGACGGCGCAGCAAGGCACCTTGCTGATTAGCCTAGAGCTAACAGCGAGCGACGGGCCATTTGTGCTAGTGCTATCAGTCAACGACCTGACCGTGGAAATACTGGAGCAACCCTGATGCCTTTGAATCTCTCACAGCTGCGGACGCCGGTTACACAAGCCGAGGCGCTGACGTTTCTCATCACCGAGCTGGCGTCGCTTGGCTTTGGCGCAACGAGCTGGCAGAGCGGCAGCGTCCAGCTAACGCTCATCGAGATGTTCGCAAGCGTTTACAGCAATCTGACGCTTGGCGTTGACGCTATCAGCCGGCTCGGATTCAACGACACAAGCGAGGGCGACGCGCTGACCGCCTTCAGTTACTCGCATTATGATAACACCAGAATTGCCGCAGTCTCCACGCTTGGAAACCTGACTCTGACGGGCGCCGCAGTTGGCCCGCCACACGCCATCTTGGCCGGCCAGATTGTGGCTAGCGATGCGGACGGCAGGACCTACCGCAACACGACAGCCGGCACCATACCGGCCAGCGGCTCGCTCGTTGTCACGATTCAAGCGGAGACCCCCGGCGCTGACGCTAACGTAGCAAACGGAACCATATTCATTCTGACCACTCCGCTCGCTGGCGTCACTTGCTCAAACGATGCCATCGCGCCAAGCTCCACGTGGATAACTCAGCAAGGGGTCAACGAGGAAACGGACGCCGCGCTCCGCTCCCGCAATACAACGAAGTGGGCAACGCTCAGCCCATCGGACCCGGCAGACCGATACATCAATTTCATCCGCACTGCCGTCCCTGGAGCGGCGCGGATTAAAGTAGACGACAGCAATCCGGCTGGACCCGGAACGCTTCACATCTATATCGCTGGGCCTAGCGGAGTCAGCGGCGCGACGGACGTTGTCAACGCTCAGACCGAAGCGGACAGAATCAGAAACCCGACAGCTCAGGTAACCGTCTTTGCCGCAGCGGCTCAGCCGCAATTGTTCCAGTATACTTGCTATATAACAGCGGCGCTTAATAACGCGGTGACCCAATCAGCCGTGGAGCAAGCGCTTACCAATTACGTCAACGGACTGCCGATTGGCGGCACGTCGTTTGCCGTGGCTTTGCTTGGCGAGTTCGTCTATTCGGAGGCCATTGGCGCGATGACCGCCATCGTTGGCGTCCAGCAAATTGTGCTGAGCCTGCCGCCCGGAAACGTCAACATCGGTGCATTTGACATCATGACCGTATCGGCAATCACGCCGAGCTATATCAGCGTATGACCAACTTTCGAGAATTTGCCGCGGAGCTTTCTCCGTCGTGGCTTCGGCGCTTCTTCGGAGAGCGCTTTGTTGGCGTCACCGAAGGGCTGGCCGCCGACCTCGTTATGGAAGGCGCGTCAGAAGCGCTGCGGGCGCCCTGGCTAAAGGAGAGCACTTCGCCCGATGATGCGCTGCCGTCCATTGGTGACGAGCGCGGCATAGCTCGCACGCCGCCAGAGACGGACGCGGAATATCGCGAGCGCCTATTTGACGCTTGGGATTTGTGGGGCGAAGCGGCGACCGTTCTCTTTGCCCAGAATGCGCTGGCCCCGTTTGGAATCCCTGCGGCAAACATCACGCTGGTGCCAAACTACTTCTGGAACGCTGACCCCAATTCCACGCATTGGTCCCGCTGGTGGCTCGTGATAACTGACCCGCCCAATTGGGACGTGGCAACCTGGGGCGGCCCGGTCTATGGCAGTTGGGGAACGGGCGGTTACACTTGGGGAAGCTCAGCAACTCAAGAGGATATATTCGCTATTCTCAAGATTCTCCGCAAGTGGAAAAGCGCCCACGAGATTGGCGTAGACATCATCCTAGCTTGGGACACTAACATCTGGGGCCTGTTTAATTGGGGCACCGGCACGTGGGCTAATGGCGTGGTAAAGTGGCCCATCGGTCACTTCTGGGGCCCAAAGTACGCATTCAAA